CGGTGTATTAATTAATTATAAAACAAGCGATTAATGTTATAAGTATTTGAATATAACATTAACAAAACGACACCGGCAGGATTCGAACCTGCGCCTCAAGATGAGAACGGCTTAGCAGGCCGCCGCGTTAACCACTCCGCCACGGTGTCAAAAGTAATTGAAAAACAACAGTTTAAAAAGTGCTCAATGCGGGTCTCGATCCCGCGACTTTTGGTTCATAAGACCAATACTCTACCAACTGAGTTAATTGAGCAAATTAATTTGTTTTTACTAGTAGCGTTTCTTAAAAATTAATAATTTTTTGATAAAATGTATTGCTGTATGCTACTATTCACGCCCACTGAGGGGCTCGAACCCTCGACCACGGCATTAAGAGTGCCGCGCTCTACCGACTGAGCTAAACGGGCATTTTCATCCTTCCACATATGTCTATATTGACATGCCTTTATATAGGTTTATAGAATATATAAAACTATATATGCTCTTATATACTTTCTCATCCGCCTCCTTTATTTAACTCCTGGTGGTTTCGATCCACCGTCCTTCTGCTTATGAGGCAGACACGCTTCCTCTGCGCCAAGGAGTTAGGTAGATTATGTATAATTATAACCTACATATAACATATTCACTGTTCTTTAAATTCTTTTACTTATTATATTCTTCAATCAAACAAACCAAATCAATCATTCTATTACTGTATCCAATTTCATTGTCATACCAACTAATTAATTTTATAAATTTGTCGTTTAAACAAATAGAGGCTGATAAATCTACTATGCTTGATTTTTTTTCTCCAATCATATCACTTGATACAACCGATTCATCCGTCCAACCAATAATTTTTTTATACTCGTCACTTGATGAAATCTCTTTAATATAACTAGATAAATCTTCTTGTGTGACTGATTGTTTTAAATTACAAGTTACATCAACTACAGAAACGTTTAAGGTTGGTACTCGCATAGACATCCCTGTTATCTTTCCTTTTAAATCAGGGATAACTTTTCCAACAGCCCGTGCCGCACCAGTTGACGAAGGTATTATATTACCAGTTGTTGCTCTCCCTGCTCGCCAATCTTTACCATTTTTCGCTGTTCCATCAACAGTTAATTGTGAAGAAGTAGCAGAATGAATAGTTGTCATTAACGCGTCTTTAACACCATATTTATTATTTATAATGTTAATTAATGGTGCTAAACAATTAGTTGTACAACTAGCACACGAAATTACTTTTTCACCAGAATAATTTTTTTCATTAGCACCCATTACAAACATAGGTGTATCATCTTTTGGTGGACAAGATAAAATAACATAATCTGCGCCGTAAGACGTAGTTACATGTTTTTCAGCCTTTTCTGTAGTATTAAATACACCCGTACATTCACATACATATTTTACATCATACTGTTTCCAAGGTATTTCACTAGGGTCACGATATGAAAAGATATGAACATTCTTATTATTAACAATCAAGGTAGTTTCGTTATATTCTACTGTCCCTTGAAATTTACCATGAACTGTATCATATTTTAAAAGATAAGCAAGGTACTCAGGGGAACGAGAAGTATTTAACGCCCTTATTTCAATATTTGAATTTTCATCTTCAAATGCAAGTCTAAATATAGCGCGCCCAATTCTTCCAAATCCATTTATTCCAACATTAATTTTCATGTTTACTAATACTTATTAATAAATATAAAGAATCTAAACTAATTAATATAGTATGATAGTAAATCCAGCAGTTAATAAAAGAACTACTAATGAAGTAGTAAGATTATTAGGAAATAAACCAGAAATTGATGTTACATTTATACCAAATAAAGACGAAGGATTTGATACTACTGTTAAAACAAATAATATTAAAATAACTTTAGTTTTAACAAGTTTATATCCGTTTAACCCTCCAAAAAATGTAAAAGTTGAAGGACAACCATACCCAGTTTTGTTTACAAACGAAAGTTGTCAGGTTGCCGAAAAAATTTATCCAAGTGGTTGTATGTGTTGCTCTAGTATATTATGTAAATGGGCGCCAACATGCACAATAGAAGATTTAATACGAGAAATAATAAAAAATATTGGGATAGCAAATAATTATTATCATGAACAATGCTATTTTCTTAGAGCAGCAAATGGTGGTTGGCAAGGTAGATATAAAAATAAGCCATCATTACCATTTGAAATTTGTAGAATAGTGGCTAGTTTTTTAATAATACCAACAAATACCAATTTATTTTAAATATTATAATTCTTGATTAATTTAAATGATTATTATTAATTAAATTAATAAGTAAGATGAATCATATTGTATTACTATCTGGTAATTCAAATATCAAATTAACACAGGATATTTCAAGAGTTCTTGAAATTCCATTTAATAAAAGAAACATTCCATCACAATTCGCAAACACTGAAATACGTTCAAAAATTTATGATGATTTAAGAGGAAAAAATGTCTTTATCGTACAATCTGGATGCAGAAATCTAGAAAAAAATCTATCGGTTAATGATACATTATTTGAATTATTAGTACTAGTTGATTCATGTAGGAGGTCAATGGCAGCATCTGTAAATATTATAATGCCTTACTACCCATATTCAAGATCAGATAAGAAAGATGAGCCCAGATCTCCAATTGCTGCCAAATTAGTAGCAAATTTATTAGAGTCAACAAAAATAGATAGATTAGTATCAATTGATTTACATGCTGCGCAAATACAAGGATTTCTAGATACACCATTTGATAACCTATATTCAAGTAGTCTAGTAATAGATAAACTTAATAGTACTGTCTTTAAAGATCTTTCATTAGAAAAGAAGCAAGAAGAATTTATTGTTGTTTCTCCTGATGCGGGTGCTGCAAAAAGAACTCTTTCCTTGGCTAAACGTATGAATTTAAACACGATTATAATGCATAAACAAAGAGATTATTCGAAGCCAGGAAATATAGAGAAAACAATGATAATCAATGACAGTGGTAACAATTTTAAAGGTAAAAAAGCCATTATTTGCGATGATATTGCAGACACATGCGGAACATTAATCAGCGCTATTAATGAACTAGTTAAGTTTGGATTTGAGGATATTGTATGTGTAATAACACACGGTATTTTTTCCAAGAATGCAATTGAAAAAATTAATGATTGTAAATATATTTCAAAATTTATAGTAAGTGATTCTATTCCACAAGAAGAAAATTGTAAAAAATGTTCAAAACTAGAGATTTTTTCTATTTCAGAATTAATGGCAGATGTTATTATGAGAATCCAATTTGGTAGTCCTATATCAGACCTATTTGTATTCTGATAAATTTACCAATCGCGAATTTTAATTATCTCGGTCACACTGTCGATAGGCTTCAAGAAGATACAAGAATAGATTAACAATATCGAGATAGATTCCAACAGCAGCCAGCAAGGGATCTTCCATATTGTCATCATCACCCTTTTCGTATAGACGATTCAAATCAAATAGGAGAAATCCTGTGAATACAATAATACCAGCAAATGTAATAACAAGATGAATACCTTCACTCTTGATGAACATATTTAGAAGTCCCACTACAATAAGTGTGACTAGAAAGGCACCAAGAATCGGTTCCAAAAATTCAAGGTTTTTATTATGTTTTACACAATAAATACTGTATGCATTTACACCAGCAGTAATGAGGGTGCATGTAATAACTGCCTTAGCAACAATTTGTGGTGCGTATGCAAGAGTTGAAAATCCCACCATAAAAGCCGTTGCTAGCGTAAATAGCCAAAACCAGCATTTTCTATTTTCTTTATCACAAAACATACATGTCAAAGTTACAAATGACATAATAATTGGAAACCATACCAAGCCATTATTTTTTTCAACCGAATCAATAACATTTGTACGATTAACATACATATACATTGTAATTATGGTTGTGAGAGTTAATTGGGCACAAACATAATTAAGAACTTTATTAATAAATTCAGCCTTTGTAGGCTTTCTAGGTTGAACTGTAGAAGTAATACCTATTTCAATATCGGAATTAGTTGGTGGCATCATATATTTACCTTGCGGCAATGCTTGAGAAGTGTATATGTCTTTATTTGTCATTGTGTAAATAAAAATGATTTCTAATTTTATTATTTCAATTTTTATTTTTTCAAAACAAAAATAGCAATACCATTCCACCATTCATAAGGAACTCCCCATCCTCCCGTTGCTCCTGTGTTTATTTCTTTTTGATATTTAACAATGCAATTATTATCTTTTATTGACTGAAACGTACCATTTCTAACTTCTTCTTCATTCCAATCATCTACTAAATAAATAAATTCATTATCTAAACAAGGTAAGTAATGATTTAATGCTTTATAATGGCTATCTTGTGTGTGATTTCCATCATACATATAAATATTAAATTTACCAATTGTGCTTACATCAACATCCCAACAATCTTTTTCAATAAAAGAAGCGTTATTGTTTCCTTTGAATTTATTAAAATTGTTTAAAAATTCATCTCTATTATTACCAAATTCACTCCAATTATCAATTGCAAGACATGTCATATTATTATTACACATTGCTGAACATATTGACGAACCTTTGTATGAACCTACCTCCAAATATCTTGCATTTTCCATTGAACATATATTATTATAAAAATGTCTGGTTTTTTTACCGGTCATACCTTCCAATTTAAGTATTTCATCTGTTATCTTAGAACTATAGTTGTTAGTATGAATTAAACTATTTTCAATAGTATTAATAAGCGAATTCATGTTTATAGTATTATATTGTCATTGATTTTTAAGTGATAAATATAAAATTATATACTTCTTAATAAATTATTGGAAAAACATTCATGAAGTCCAATACTTTTTAGAATATATTTTGCTTCATGCTCAGGAACAAATGTTGTTTTTTTTTGTAAAAAATTAGTGATATTTATTTTATTTTCAATAAGATACACGGAGTTTGTAGGTTTATTAGTAATTATATTTAAATATTCAAGAAATCTACTTTCCATTTTTGGAGAAAATTCATATTTATAGTCTATATTTTCACTAAAAAAATCTAAACGTCTATCCATAAATGTAATAATGTACAATGGACTTGGATTATAAAGTGAATTATAGATGTATTTTCTATAAAACATTAATCCTACAATACTATTTGACCAATCTGGCAATAAACTAGGTTTATAAGAAATAATTATATTGTGGGTTCGAAATTTATAGAATATATCACCTGGAGAATAAGAATAATCACCTAACCATTCTCTCCAATAACTCATATAACTCCGTTGTATAATTTTTTCTCTCCATTGTTTTGCTTGTCTATAGTTATCAAAAAGTATATAACTAAAATCATAAAGTGTTGCAAATTCTAATCTACTCATATCTTTTACTTGAATAAAATATAATTTTTAACTTTATATTTTATTCTTTATACAGTATATATGAAACGACCAAATCTTAGTAAGAAAAACGTTTTAAAAGTGTCTAATGTCATTAGACATAAAAACGAAACTTTAAAAAATGCCAAAAAACGCGCTATCAATGTTATAAAATCTTCACCTGCATATGAACCTAAAAAATGGAATGAGTACTATACACGAAAGTCTCATAACTGCTATACATACTTTTTAAATAAACGTTCAAAAAGAAACGTTCGTGTGTGTAAGAATATTCGAAAAAAGGATAGTAGAAAAAAATGTCCTTTTCCACAGCCAGGATTTGCAGCAGGGTATAATAAGTTTCACAAAAAAAGAACTTCATGTAAAAAGTATACTACTAGATTATTAGCAGACAACAAAAATATAAAACGTTCAAAAGATGGTACATGCCCAAATGGTTATCGAGCAGGTGCTTTAGCAACACAACCAAGTCAGGAATATCATTTTTATAGACAGGATAATGATGGTTATTGGTCTCATAAAGATGCTGCAAGAAAAACACGTAAAACTGATGCATCCGGAAAACGTATTACAAATCCGAGAACAGCAGATAGAAATCATGATAAGAAACGAAACTACACACATTATTGTGGAATATTTTGTATTCCATCCGACAATAAAAAAATAAGGATGAAACGATTAGCAAAAAGAAGAAAAACAAATAAGAATAAAAAATAAATAATTATTCTTTCAAAAAATGTTGATTCATGTAACGTTGAAGATTAAAATAGGTTACTTCATCGCTATCTTTTACACCTAATAATTTTTTCAAATCAGCATTTGGATCAATAACTTTTCGATTATCTGGATGTTGAAGATTATTTTCTTTAATGTATCCAATTAAATACTGAGTGACCTCAGTACGCGCAACCTTTGCGCCATTATTCTTGTTCATAAATTGACAAAGTTCGTCTGATATTTTTGTAGGTTTTGCAAAACCAGAGGGTTTTCTGTTACCCTTTGGTTTTGTTTTTGTAGCCTCCTTTTTAAGATTTTTTACTTCACGTTTAACACCTTTTTCTAGCAATTTTACTTGTGATTGTAATGCGCTAATTTGATTTTTAAGTGCTGAAATAGTCCCCATAATTGTCGTAAACTGGTCAACTAACTTGGTATTTTCCAATAAATCCTCCATTCCTGTAGTAGAATTTTCTGTGATTGTAAGTTCCATTATATATTACATACATGTAGGCTCTTTATATTTGTATAATTTCTATAATTTGTAAAAGTATTTTATTTATTGTCTTATTAAAGTTAAATAATAAAATTTGTTTTTGATATATTTTATTTTTGATATATTTTATTTTTTACTACTGCTGGGACGAATCATCGCGTGGGGCACGGTTCTGGCGACCACCGGCGCCGCGACCACCTCCACGACCACCTCCACGACCACCGCGCTGAGAAGGATAGCGACGCACAAGCATCCATTCTTCACCTTCGCGAGGTCCCTGACCATCACGAGGTCCAGGACCACCACGACGAGCGCGCTGGCGGCGCTGAGGACGCTGCGTTTGGTTGAACTGTTGGTCACCCTCGCCTTCACCACCTTCAACGCCTTCACCCGTAGGCGAACGTTCGCGGCGCTGCGAACGAATTTCCTCACGCGTTTCACACATAAGTTGTCCCCCATTTACTCCACTAACTTCTCCTACCTGAAATTCATATGAATCAGATTCAGATTTTACTAGCGAAAAATTAACATATTCACCTTGAACAAGGTATTTGTATTGTTCCTTACCAACCTTGATAGCGCTGTGATGAACGAAAAAATCTGTCTCATTGTCATCAGTAACAAAACCATAACCAGCGCGGTTATTAAACCATTTTACGCGACCAGTGCGCGACTCCGAAGGAGAAACTGTTTCAGTGGACTCGTTTGCCATTGTATTATACTACTAGATAGCCACATTTCTTTAATATGTTTATAGTAGAGAATTAAAATCTGATTAGTATTTTATAATGATTTCTGCAAAAGATTTATCAAATAACATTGATTGCGCCAAAGTGTTATCAAAAAAACCGAATAAGGAGTTACAAAAAAAGATTATTAAGGATTATTATAAATTTTCGAATGATTCTTGGGAAAAATCACACTCAATTCCAACAAAATATTCAGCATGGTCATCGTTTCACATAATAAATGAAATTAATAAAAAAAGAGTAAATGAAATTGTTGAAAAAACAGTTAATAAAAAAAAATTGTCTCATAACGAGAAACTAATTAAAAACTTCTATTTAGCCGGCATGAATACAAAAAACATCGAAAAAGAAGGCATTTCACGAATAATTCCATATTTAAACATGATTGATGGCATATTTAGTGTGAGTGATTATATACAAATATTACCATTTTTCCATTTATTAGAAGTAGTTCCTGTATTTAGATTCTATCCAGTTATTGATTCAAAAGATCCGACAAAGTATAGATTACATTTTTTTGAAGGAGAATTAGGTTTACCAAGCAGAGATTACTTTTTAGAAAAACGCCATGCAGACACCGTAAAGAAATATAATAAGCATCTTAATGACGTTGCAAAATTGTTCAATTTATCGTGCGATAATAAGGAAATTGATAAGGTTATTTTATTTGAAAAAACCTTAGCGAAAGCATATTTACCACCAGAAGAAAAACGTGATGTAAATAAAAATTATAATATTAAAACTATTAAATCATTAAATGACGATGTTATATCGTTTACTGATTACATAACAATGTTATCTAACATGACAAACGTTGATTTAAGTGCACAAAACGAAATTATTGTAGGTAATATTGGTGTTGTAAAAAAAATCCGACAAATTCTCAAAAACACCGATATTGAGACACTTAAATTGCATTTGAAATTTAATTTTATTAAAGATTATGCTGTTTTTTTAACAAAAGAAGCACAAGATTTGCATTTCAACTTTTATAAAAAAACTCTTTATGGCGTTAAAGAACAAAAACCAAGAAAAGAAAGCGTTATTGATGATATCAATTCGCATTTATGGGACTGTGTTGGAGAACAATATGTTAAGTCTTATTTTCCAGAATCTTCAAAAGAAAGTGTTATTAAACTTGTTAAAAAATTAGTTAAATCGTATGGTAATAAAATAGTAGAATGTGAATGGATGTCTTCATCAACCAAAAAGTATGCTTTACATAAACTAGATAAAATGACTCTTAAAATGGGTTACCCCTCAAAAATTATAGATTATAGTTCATTATCTCTAGGATGCCGTTATTTTGAAAATGCTATGGAAATAACCGAATTTATTTCAACGCGCGAATTTAATAAACTTCTCAAACCTGTTGATAAAGCATTTTGGGAAATGAGTGCACAAACTTGCAATGCTTATTACTATCCTCAACTAAATGAAATTGTCTTTCCTGCTGGAATTTTACAAGAACCTTTTTATGATCCGAAACAGAGTGCAGGTGAAAATTTTGGTGGGATTGGTGCTATTATTGGACATGAAATCACACATGGTTTTGACGACCAAGGTAAAGAATTTAATGCAGATGGATTTCTTAAAAAATGGTGGACTAAAAGTGACGATGAAAATTATTTAACACGAGCAAAGAAGGTTTCTCAACACATGAGTACTTACAAATTGCATGGACATAATATAAATGGTGATCTTACTCTTGGAGAAACTATTGCTGATTTGGGTGGTGTTAAGATTGGTTTTGAGGCATTAATGGATGAATGTCAAGATAAAAAATTATCATCTAGTGAAACTTTTAAACAACAACAAATGTTCTTTTTAAACTGGGCAAGAGTATGGCGAAAATTGGCTACCAAGGAATATATCGTTAATCGTATTTTAAGTGACCCGCATCCTCCGGCTGTATTAAGAGTAAACGCTATACTAAAAAATTCGCCTGATTTTTATACAACTTATGGTATAAATGGTGATGATGAACTGTATAACAAAGACATGACCAAGATTTGGTAAATATTATAAAACTTTGTTCACTTATGTTTTACGAACTCATAAATTATGTGAGCAATTTCAATAGGAATACTGGTGTTTGTTTCAACTAATTCGCGACAAAATCTAATCTTTCTTGGAATTTTTACACATTGTAGTGTATTCAAAATTGTCCACATTTTTTTCAGTTTAAGTTTTTTCAAATATTTTTTGTATTCTTCTTTAAATTCAACATTCATAAGAATCCGCTGATCACCAGTTTTATTTGTGTATATAGGCATAAATTTTCCACTACAACCATTTCCATAAGGAATAGTTTCTACAATATATCCAACACAATATCCGTAAGAGATATCTGAGAAAGTATTGTTATAAGGATTAGATGTGAGGAAATATGGATAATTTTTATATTCCTTATGATATTGTGGTTCTTCCGTTAATATAACACTTTTCCCCTTTTCTTCACGTAGTGGAATATCTATGTGTTTCTTAATAATAATTTTTCTATATTCACTCATATTAAATGTACTATCGTAATAAATATATGGTGGCTTACCAAATATGGTTGTCATGTGAGTGTTTTATTTGATAATATAGTAGCCATAAGTATTTAACGTAAATCAATTTTTTAAATATATAGAAAATTGATTTAGGATTATTTGTTTAAGAAAATAAATAAATAACATCATGGTCCACCACTGTAACTCTAAAAGCGCTATTCCGGGAGGGGAATTTCATAAAAATTGTGAAAAATATGATTTTGAACTGGCTGATTTTCAAAAATATGCTATTACTGGCATCGAAAAAGAAGAGGATGTTTTGATTACGGCCCATACTGGTTCAGGAAAAACCCTTCCAGCCGAACATGCAATTCAAAAATATTGTGAAATTCCGGCATCACTCTTTGACGATAGTGGACCTAAACGCAGACGCGTCATTTATACTGCCCCGATTAAGGCGCTATCAAACCAGAAATTTAAGGATTTTACTGAGAAATTTCCACATATTTCCTTTGGAATTTTGACTGGTGATATTAAATTCAATCCAGATGCGGATTGTATTATTATGACTACTGAAATCTTGAGAAATACATTGTTTCAAAGAAAGAGTATTGAAGCAGAAACTCTTGATGCGGAAAATACTTCTCTTCACTTTGAAATGGACGTTGAAAAGGAACTTGCGTGTGTTGTTTTTGATGAAGTTCATTATATTAATGATGCCGACCGTGGTAAAATTTGGGAAGAAACCATTATGATGCTTCCACACGAGGTTCGACTTGTCATGCTTTCGGCAACTATTGATAAGTCTATTCAGTTTGCAGAATGGATTGAAAAAACACGCCAAAGAGATGTTTGGTTGTGTTCTACCGATGAGCGAATTGTTCCTCTTACTCATTATGGTTATATCTGTGCGCCTGATTCGGCTAGTAAAAAGATTAAAGATCGGAAAACGCGTGAAATTGTTGAAAATACAATTAATCGTCTTATTCCATACAAGGTCCATGAAGGAACTTGCAAAGAAGAAAATATTATGCAGGTTTCCAAAGCACTAGACATTTTTGAAAAAGAAAAAATTAGAACGAATCATAGTTTTGTACTAAATGAAATTGTACATTATCTTTTGCGCAATAACATGCTACCAGCAATATGTTTTGTACTCTCTAGGAAACTTGTTGAGCGCTATGCAAAGGAAATTACCACGACATTGTTTGAAAAAGATTCAAAAATACCATCTATTATTTCAAAAGAATGTGACAAAATTCTAAGAAAACTGCCAAATCACAAAGAATACACTGGTTTGAAAGAGTATCGATACCTAGTGAGTCTTCTTGAAAAGGGTATCGCGGTACATCATTCTGGCATTGTTCCAGTATTTAGAGAAATGGTTGAAATCCTCTTTGCAAAAGGATATGTCAAACTTCTTTTCGCAACCGAAACCTTTGCTGTTGGCGTAAATATGCCAACAAAAACTGTTCTCTTTGCTGGTATTAAAAAATTCAGTGGAAAAGGATTTCGAAATTTGTTTAGCCATGAATATACTCAAATGGCAGGCCGCGCAGGTCGTCGCGGTTGTGATAAAGTTGGACACGTAATCCATCTTAATAATATGTATGAACTGCCACTAATTAGCGAATATAGACAGATGATGAGTGGTCGCCCCCAATCTCTAGTTAGTAAGTTTCAAATCTATTACAATCTTATTCTCAATCTTGTCGCAAATAAAAATCATTCAAATTCAATGAAGGATTTTACAAAAACAAGTATGATTCAAAATGAGATTTCAAACGAACTTAACGGTATTCAGAGAGAATGTGATGAAATTATTAAACGTATTGAAACAGCCGAAGAAAGGATTCGTATGTGTAAAACACCAATTGATATTATGGAAAAATATATTCGCTTCAATGAAATGGTTTCTATGATGAAGGGGAAGCAGCGACGTCAGAAGATTCGAGATATTGAAAGTTTGGAAGGAGAATATGTATCACTTGATAAAGAGCATAAATTCTTGACTACTCTTAATAATTTGAAAACAGAATTGGATAAAAAGAAGAAGCAGTCTGAAAATACTGATAATTACATGGACTCAATGAGATGGAAAATTTCGTCTATTCTTGAAAAAAATGGTTTTATTAAATCAACTAATGAAGAAAGTGACAGCAACTATGTATTGACTGAAAAGGGAGTTACTTCATCACTCATTCAAGAGGTATTTTGTCTTCCTTGGGCTGACTTTTATGATAAAACACATGAATTAGACGGATATACTGCAAAAGATTTGGTCGTTCTCTTTAGTTGCTTTACAAATATTAATGTAAATGATGAATACAAAACGTTTCGAACAGACAAAAAGGGTGCTATGGAACTTTGGAAGACATATGAAAAATATTATGATATGGAAACTCACGAACAGATAAGCACTAATTCTGACTACAATTTCCACTTTGATCTCATTAATGAAATGAATGATTGGTGCGATTGTATTGACGAAGTTGGTTCTAAAAACATACTTAGTGGGTTGTTTCAAAAAGGTATCTTTTTGGGAGAATTTGTAAAGGCTGTTCTCAAAATAAATAATATTGCAAGTGAGTTCGAAAAAATTTGTGAAACACATATGAATATGCCATTGCTTGCCGAACTAAAGAAAATCCCTGATTTGACATTGAAATTTGTAGCATCTAATCAATCATTGTATATTTAGGAATATAATTATTTGTGTTTAAAACTTAAAAATATGTTATTATTATTTTTTAATAATGGCTGAACAACTTGCCCAACAACCCCCTGCTGCCCAGGCTGGCGCACAACCGACCGGCGACCAAACTGATGCTAACCAAACTCGCCTTATCGACGTTGAGATTACCGACGAAAATACTGCCCTCAATGTTATGGTTGGATTTTTAAATCTTGCCCAGCGTAAGGGTGCATTCGCTTTTGATGAATCTGCTAAGATCTGGGAATGCATCAACCGTTTCCAGAAACAGCAAGCACCCGCCGGTGACACAGAAAACGTTAAGGTCGAAGTTAGCGAAAAATAAGTGTTTATTTGATATTGTATTTTTATACACTATCAAAATTAAAAATTGTTTATCATAAAGTAAAACAACAAAAGTTAACTTTTATTCTATCATGTGAAGACGAATTTTCTTCTTAAACTTGTCTTCATCATTAAATACAAACAATTTAAACTTCTTTTCTGTATACTCATCAAATTCAAATCTAGCGACAAATTTTGCAATCATTCGCAAATCATGAATGTAAACAACATATTGAAATAAATTATCACTCCTAGTAATTTTATTAAATATATATCCACTATAATGTTTGTTAAGAGTTTCGGGATTAGTGCTACAAAGATGCAATAAATCGCACGAACATTGTACACGTTTAATTACACGAGTGGTTCTATTAATATACTCCAACATCTCATCACTAGTCCAATAACTGTGGAAGGCCTTAGATTTATCTGAAAAATCCATAAGCCCGAGATGATCTTGTAATTCAACAATGTTAAGAAGATCAACAAGCCTTCTAATTGGCGATGTAATATGAACGTAAGATTCAAGTTGTAGATAACCGTGACTTTCTAGCGGCCTTTCATTTGAAAATTTCATATATCTTCCGCCAGAACTTTGCCATATTGTAAGGAATTTTTTAATATCAGTGGGAAGAGTTTCGGCTACACTAGGAGGTTTTCCTACACTAGCAGAGCGAAATAAACCTACTTCATTTTCTACCATTTTTTTGGCACTATAGTAATTCATCAGAATCATTAAATATGCAATTACATCATGACTAGTTGTAATATTATCAATATATTTGGTTTCTTTTTTTGAATTCAACATTTTTAAAGTTTCCAAAATATTCTGATATTCCGGAGTTGTTTTCATTTCTTCAGAATCATACACCAGATTTTTGTTCACACGAATAGTTGTATTTTTAAATTCCAGTTTACTAATAGTATTGTCTGTTACTGTAATATCGAGTGTAAATGCAAATCTCGTCTCATTCTCAATGAGACTACACAAACATTCTGAAAGAATAGTAGGAAGCATTGGTCGTTTCTTGTCAGGCAAGTAAATTGTTGAAATTCTTTCCGAAAAAGATTCCCACAAATTCAACTCTTCCATCCAAAACGATACATTGGAAATATAAATACTAACAATTTTCTCATTTGTTTCTGAAAGATTTCGAATACTAAAAGCGTCATCAAAATCTTTGCATTTGTTTGGATCAATGGTGTAAATATTCCACTCAGTTCTATCCTCCAAATTGTGTTTCTTTTTAATATCACTAATAAACTGTTCCTGTGATTTTCTTTTAAGTGCACGACAAGTATCTCGTGTAAATCCTTGAATAGACGAATACAAGGATTTACAATAAAGTTGATATTCATAGAAGTGTTCTAGTTTGTCAACATCACCGATTGTATTTTGAATTTTTCCTATCGGATGTTTTCCATTCCAATTGTCAAAGTTAATATTAACATATTTATTAGTAAGTTTTTTTTGAAAACCGCTATCTTTCATTGTATATGGTACAAGAAACACTGGCAACCTAGCGTCATCGGGAGTACATTTATATAATTTTTTTTGTTTCAAAAGTCCATAACTTTTATCACCAACTAACATTAATACACATGGAAAGCCATTTGCCGTTCTAAAAGTAGAATGAACAATATTTATTTTATTTCTAGGTTGAATATCAAATATATCTTGATTTAGAAATCGTTCTTTTAATGGATTTAAACCATCTATCTTTACCCTTATATGTGTTTTACTATCAACGACGTGCCATGATGTGTAATCACGATTATCTGTTGTAAACTTGAATGCCATTTTATTTTCGTGGTTTCTGAGTTGTTTATAATTTCTAATATATAAATAATTTCAATTTTTATAATTATTTATATCTGACAATTAAACTGTGACATAATATCATCATAGTTTGATAAAACTAATAGTTTCCAATATTTTTTATCCGGAAAGAATAACTTACGTAATTTATTTTGCCTTATATACCAGTCAATACTATTGTTAATATAATAATAGTTTTCTAGTACCAAACCAATAAATATTTGGATGTTTGAATAAGTTCCATATTCCAAAATTATAGGATATATCGAACCTTCAAAGGATTTACGTTTGAAATATTGTTCAATACCTTCTGTTATACTACCCTTTGAATCCTGATACATACTATCAAGTGACACATTAACTATTTCAGTTGTACCATTTAAACAAATGAATTTTGTTATTTTTTCATAAGTATGGTTTTGAACCATAACAGATAAATTTCCATATTTCCCTAATCCTGTATGTATATCATATATACAAATATCTGCATATGATGAAATATTTACTTTATTCAGTATAATTTCCAAAACATCGATGTTATATTCTCTCTTTTCCCCACCATAAAATAAACCTTTATCGTAATTATATTGACCTTTTACTATATATTCTCGTGACTTAGTGTATCCATACTGAAATAATATAGAGAAAAATAGAAAAATGAATTTAAACGAGTACAAGTAAGTTGTTATCAACTCATAAATTTGTTGTGGATAATCCGTTGTTTGAAATTTATCTAAGTAATTACGATTCAAATCTACATTATTTTTAGTACACCGTCGATTATGAAAATAACCGTATGGATTTAAAGAATGAATAAACAAATAGGATGTTCTTTCGGTATCATATATATGTTTTTCTTTAATAATACTATCTAATGTTGTACATTGCATAACAGAACCAGGATATCCTTCGACTCCATGAGTTCCAGATATGATAATGTTTAATTTTTGATTTTGCTTTTCACTATTATGTAAAAACAAGTAATCTATTGTAGTATCTTCGTTGTCATCAATTACAAAATTGCCATATCTTTTATCAGAAAAGTATTTTTGATAATTCATTTTAGTATATTTTCTAAACAATTTACGAGCATTGGTGTAATTATTTCGCCATATATTAGATTCTATTATGGACATTGTATAAGTAATAAATATATAATTATATTATTTCTCAAACAATATAATTATTCTTTTTGTAAATTACCACTAATATCATATTCTACTTTATCTTCTGAGGTTTTATTTGTATCATCAATATATTTTGCAATATGTTCACGTTTTACATTTAACTGTTGTAATTTATGTATAAGTATAATAGGTAAAATCGAAAGTGAACTCATGTATGTATCATATTGTAAAAGCGACATTGAAGACAATTCATCAAAACGTATGCTATACCACCAATAGGGAGGCAAATAAAATACCTTTCCAGGTGTTAAAGTAACATCTAATGTCTTAAATTTGGAAAAATCAGCCTTATAGTTGGCTTGAACATCCCATGGATTTACAGGTGAACGAAATTCATAATTTTCATAATCCTTTACTTCGTAGAGATATTTAGTACTATCCGGTGCAATTAAACGAATAGTTACTTTGCCTTCAGTTAATATTAAATAGTTTCTATTTGACAAAGAGTGTCGCAAAGGAGTAAGTACATTTTTTGAACCACAAATAATATCATAATTACACGATGACACCAATTGCGGTCTAAAAAATCCATCATTATATCTATATGCTTTTTTTAATCCGGTTTCTTTCAAAAAATCCTCATTATTCTCGGTAATATACTGTTTGTTTTCATCCTTCTCAAATAATGTTACAGCACCATCGAGTGTAAATGGTATATACAATTCACTTTTATCATCATTCTCTGATACATTACGAATATTTACATCAAAAGCCCCATAACTTTTTTTCACATGTGTTAAATTACATTGTTCGATGATTTCATTTACATCATGCGAAATAATCGTAGGCTGTCTGTAATTGCATATCTCTTCTAATTTATCTTTTGAAAGGTTATCAACCTGATATACTTCTAAATCGCTACTTGTTTTCAAATTGTAATAAATATGCGTATAAATAAATAAAACAATCATAAAAATAAAAAAGGCTAAAATATACTTCATATTACTATTCAAAAATACTCTTTTTTATAAATTTATACTTATAATCAATTTTATTCTTCAATAGTTGGCGCAAGAAAGAATCTAATATAACTATCATTATTCTCATCAAAAGGATAGGAAATCTTCATTGGATACTCTTTGCTAATATTAATATTAACATCTTTAGATACCTTTGAAAACTCAGACATTTGGTTAACATACTTCAAACTGTATGTATGTTCTAATTCAGAATCATCTGAAATACTGTATTCGTCCAAATCATCAGCAGGCAATTGTACTTTCATTTGGCCATCCACACCTTTTGCTTCAATATCAACACCATCATCTGTACATTTAAATGTTACCCTTTCATCAAACAATTTCAATTGTGAAGTAATTTTACTAAAGATATCAGTTGCAAGCATCAAGTCGGAATCATATTCTACATCTGGTATTTCCATTAACATTCTATCAATATCAAAAGTTGGGAGTTCAAAATATTTATCGTACTCAAGAGGTTGATCACTTGTAAACTCAATACAAACCTTTTCTCCTTTGTAAATAAAATTTATATCTTGGTGTTCTTGTCGTGTATTCAAAATACACTGAAGGAAACTTACATTCATAGAGACTTCTTGATTTGAAAACTCTTCTTCAACATTATACGACCCATCATTTTCTTCATCATTAAACCATTTCTCATGAAACATAATCTCATACAAACAAACCTGTGCACCATCCATACCTTGAATATACACACCATCAACCTTCATTGTGAAAGTTACAAATTCAGTAAATTCCTTAATGTGACGGAAAATATCTACAAACTTCACGCATTTATCTTTTTGCTTATTGCCAGAAAGGTTAAATTCCATGTTTCTTATCTTGTATTATTAATATCTGTTTAATATTAATAATAAGAAATCAATTTTTCATTTATTCGCTCGAAGAAGCGGCCTTGAGTTCATTAACTGTAATAGTTAAAGCATCATTATGAGCCTTTAATGCGTTGTTATCAGAACGTAACGAGTCTAATGCCTCTAAGATTTGTGTGTTAACAGTTTTAATGTTTTCGATTTGGGCGTTAAGACCATCTACAGTTGATTTAACATCTGCCACATTTTTTTCAGTTTGTTGAGTTAAGTTTGTTTCACTCTGTAAATATTTTTGAAATTTATCTTCTAAATCATCATCGGTAACATATTTTTTTGTTTGGGATTGTACTTCCTGCAATTTTATTCCAACAATATGGTTTACATCGTCAGATGTAACAAATCCGCTCGACTTCTGAGATTCTTCACACTGCTTAAGACGTTCATTGATTTCGGTCATTTTAGCGACAATTTGAGGGATTCCTACTCTAGCCATTTATACTAAATGTAAAGATAAATTTACACAATTTATTCACGCATTTTCATTTTAACTGATTCATGACATTTATAATCACTTATAGAAACATCAACCTCCGAATAGTCATTTATATTTTCGTGTTTGTTTTTTACTGTAATTGTGGGGAATTCATAACATTGGCGCATCATTTGTTCACGTAGTTGTTGAATATGGTCATCATAAATATGCGCATTTCCTAAATTATATATAAATTGATATGGTTCTAAATCACAATGTTTTGCAATAATATGCGTAAGAAAAGAGTAAGATGCAATATTAAATGGAACTCCTAAACCAACATCACCACTTCTTTGATAAAGAGCACATGATAATTTATTTCCATGCGAAACATTGAATTGAGTTAATACATGACAAGGTGGTAGCGCCATTTCATCTAATTGACAAGGATTCCATGCGGACATAACAAGTCTTCGCGAGTTTCTAGTTTCTGGATCTTTTAATTGGTCAATAATATTTTGTAACTGGTCAACGCCTTTATCATCATAATTAGTATCACAATTGTCATATTTTGCATTAAAATGACGCCATTGATGACCATATACAGGACCTAAATCGTTTTCTCTCAAATGCGTTAATCCTCTACTATCTAAGAATTTTCGTGACGCATTTGCAGACCAAATCTTAACATTTTTCTCAAGTAAACGTTCATTACTAGTATCACCTCGCATAAACCAGAATAATTCTCTTAAACAGGTTTTCCATGCTACCTTTTTGGTTGTTAATAATGGTATTTTATTATTTTCGAGTGAAAAATGCATAGAACTTCCAAAAATAGACATTGTATTACCATTCCGTCCATTTTCCAATGAACCATGTGTTACTATATCACTTATTAATCGTAAGTACTGTTTTTCTTCAAACCAATCACCAAATGGTTCACGTTTAACCGGACTCATAGTGTTTTTTAACATTTATATTATTAAAATATATATTTTTAATTTCTTTTTATAAATCATATGGATAAGGTTGAAAGACTTGTAGAAAAAACAGCAAAAGAATCTTCTGAAAAATTATCAGGTGGTTTCATTGGTCACGTATTTAAGTTTGATGAGGAAACTCGTAATCAATTATTCAATCTAGTACAATACAGTTTACTATCAATTATTCCTATTGTTTTATTGAATAAAACTATTCATAATTTCATCCCGGAAGCCGATGATACAAAGTCTAATGTAGAACTTTTAGCAGAAATTGTTGGTCAAACGGTTATTTTATTTGTTGGAATGTTCTTTATTCATAGACTTGTTACTTATATTCCGACCTACAGTAAGGTTTGCTACGAATCCTTCAATTTAGTAAGTATTGTCTTATCATTCTTAGTTATTCTTCTCAGTTTACAGTCTAGATTAGGAGAAAAAGTAAACATTGTTGTTGATAGAATTTCCAATTCATTTGGAGGAAGAAAATCTGAACCTCAACAACAACAACAACAACAATCTAATGTTGTAATTAACGCACCTATTTCTGGACAAAATGGTGGTGGTGCTCCGCAACATCAACCTAGTCAGGCAGACCAATTAGGTGTTGCTAACTCCATGATGCCAAGTAATACTATGGGTGGAAGTCAACAAAGTCCTGATTTTAACGGCATGCATGAAGGTGGTGATGCTATGATGGGCGGAGTGATGGAGCCTATGGCTGCAAATGGCGCTCTTGGAGGAACATGGTAAATACTTTTTGATTAAACATATTAAAATTAATATATTTAATTATCTAAATGAACAAAGATGATTTTGAAAATTTATTAGCCAAACAAGAACATGAAATATGCGAAATAATTCGAAATGATAATAAATGCAGTACCTTTTTTACTTGGGATAACGAAATTATAATGTATAGTGAAAAATGTTATATTAAACTAAATGTACACACATATAATCCAAGGCATAAAACTAAGTTTTTACTAATACGTGATAAAGTTAAATGTTTTAATGATGAAGAAGAACTACAAAAAAATAAATTAGAAATGATTGGAAAAGTAAAAAAATTTATATTAGAAACACAAAAAACAGACTATAATTACTGTGTTCAATGGAACTATAAAGGTTCAGTTACAGATAAAATTAAAACGTCGTATTTTAGTGGTTGTAGTATTGTAGAGGTTATTAAAAAACTATATGATAAAAATGAAACCGAGAATTTAGTAGTATATAAAATAGAAATGATTGCAGAATCTTAATATATAATATAATTATATATGGCAGCCAAACTTAGTTTAAAAACTGGATTATTATTTTCATTATGTATGATTGTTAGAGGGTTAATAGTAGTTTTTGCTTTTCTTTTATCGCAAGATATTGTTGATGATTGTTTAACAAAATTACGAATTATGGGTATGACTGCAATTCTACCTGCATTAGGTTGGACCTTTTTATTGCTTATGAATGCTCGTAGTTCTTTTTTTGGTGGTAAAGTATGGTGGTTTTGGTTACGTATTGTTCATATTTTCTTATACTTACTATTTGCTTACTTAGCAATTCATGGTGTTGGACTTGCATGGCTTGCACTTGCAGCAGATTGGTTACTAGGATTACTTAGTTTTGGTGTAAGATATGGTCTTATTGAATGGTTTATTAAAGTATTGAATGGTCCATTTGGATATATTATAAAACCTGCGATCATAGTATCCATAATATATTTATTACATGCTTATGAAGTGCCTCCGAAATATATTGCAATAGCAATTTTTATTGCATTTGTTCTTTATAAACTTTCAAAAATGATTGATTATAAGAAAGTAATAAAGCATGTTGTTGATAATATAGAATTAATTGGTGTCATTCTCCTCCTTTTAGTTATTGGTATTATACTATATAAAATTGGTATACCTATCAATATAATAGTAATTATTCTATTGGGTCTTTTTATATTTTACTTTTTTAGAAAACTGTTTTCGTAAATAATACAATAAAAAATTTATATTGTATTATTTTTTAGTATGTAAATTATTTTAAACAGCGCTTTCTTTATTGATGCTATCTTCAGTACCAGTGGCTAGAAGGTTTTTAAGGCGCAGTTCTTCTGCTTCCTTTATACTAAGACGGCGGGCGCCAGCGGGTGGAACACTTCCAGTTTCAGAAGGATTATTTGCAGTTCCATAAGTTTCAGTGCTTGTTGCAGTTGTGGGTCTAGACCTCTTAGATTGGCATGAGTCAATAACAATGATAGAAGTCACGCCAAATACAGCAAGAAGAATCACTGCGATGCCAATCATATAAAGATACATCCACAACTGAACAGCGGTATACAAGTCATGTCCATCATTATTAGCACCTTCTGTTGTATTTTTAAACTGCCAATGAACCATTGCACAATCATCATCTGCAAATCCTGACAGTCCATACAACTGGTCCCATGCCCAGACACTGTAAGTAATAAACAGCGCAAGATATATAAACGCCATACAAGCACCAACTGCTACTGGATTTGCATCATCCTTTCCATTTTTTTCGACGGCACTTTTAGCATTATTCATACTGAGAAGAGGCCATATGACTCCAAGAAACAAGGCGAACCACCAAAGTTCAGAATTGGGACAAACATTTTCTACCTCTTTCTGACTAATGCTAATAATTGCAATGATACTATAGATAATATTATAAATAACTGCAGCAAAGAAGGCAAATACACTACCACCGACCAATGTAACACCTACATATTGGACACATGAAGGTTTTTCATCATTAACAACGTAAGATGGCTGAACGCGAGGACTAGAAACTGGAGAACGAGGAGGAGTCATGATTCGTAAGAGTGTTGGGATGCTTCTTACAATCTGGATTATTTTCATTTCAATTTTTAACTAATTTATTCATCAGTTATTTTTTTTGTTGCAATTTTCCTTGCTTATTAATTTCAACTTTTTCTGTTAATTTTACCTTAATAAGATCTTTATTCTTATTACGTTCTTTTTCAGTTATGCCTCCCATTACAACCTTAATCATACTCATATATTCCATTATCCCTTCATCACTTTCATTCCAATTTGGATTTTCCTTTTCCCAATCTTTTATTTGAGCGGTTTGTCGTTTACTTAAACTATCAATTGTAGCATTTAGTTTTTCATTTTCTTTGTCAACCTCCCATTTATCATCATCCTTGACATAAAACTCTAATTTATTTGGATTTTGATTTTTTGATGGATTTGGATTATTACAATGAATTGGACGATCAGTTGGTTCCATATATTCAAGGTTTTTAATAAATATATTACTAATGCCATTTACATAACCGTGGTCACGCGTATACATCAAGTCATCAATAGATAGTTGAATTTGATTTACAAAATCTGTTATATTCATTGCGTTTTTACATTCTTCATTTAAAAATAAATTAATATTGACTTGATTATTGTTTTGATACTGATTTGTAGTGTAATTTTGCTGAATAATATGTTGTCTATCAGATTCAAGTTGTAAGACTTTTTCACATAATTCTTTGTTTGTTTTGTTACTTTCATATAATAACTCGAGAATTTTTGTGTTTTCTTTTGGTTCTGATGATATTGTCATTTCATCTGATATTTCTTCTCTTGCTTTATCCTCTTGACATTTTATGTAGTGCCTAGAGAAAGATTTTTTATACGTAAATTCTCGCTTACATATATCGCAAGAGAATTTCTCGAGTGGTAAAATATTTGTAATTTTTTTTCGTGCTTTACAGGTCTTGTAGTGCCTACATAACCACGATTTATACTTAAATTCTTGCCTACATGCATCGCAAGAGAATTTGAGTGGTAAAATATTTGTAATTTTTTTCGGCCCAGAACTCAAATTTTCGGTCAGTGTGGACGTTTTTTGTTGATTTTGTTTTTCTAATGGTGTGTTTACGTCTTGGCAAGTAACTACTGATTTTTCACTTTGAAAAATTTGCACGAAATTTTTTTTATGTTTACGTGTAAATATATGACGCTTCAAATCACGGGAACTAGACGCAGTAAAGTCACATATTTTGCAAACACGCATAGATTTGTAATTCTCCAATGTTGGTAATTCTTCTAAACTGACGTTCATTTTTTTATATAAAATCAACACTTTATTTTTTTAAATGAATTTCGGTGCTTTTTTTTATGTACTACAAAGGTTCCCTACATGTTTTTTTCCAAATTATACAAAAAATGCCTAGACATGTAGGCGGTTCTTTTTGATTTTCACCTTTTTTCAAACCTTTTTGAGATTTTCAAGAATTTTATCGATTATTTTCAAAAATTTTACATATTCTTAGAGTACTTTATAAAAAAACAAAAACAAAAAAACAAAATATATATGTTAATTTAAGATTTAAACATAAAAGCATTATACAAGGTATAATATGATTATTTTGTACGGAAACGAAAATTATCGTGTGGATATCACAGATGTTGTTATGAGTCAATATGTTGTAAACAGACATGTTTGTATTCCTAATGATGACCATGCGCGCGCTGATATGTTTGGTGATCCGGCTTTTGGGGAAGTAAAATTTATCAAAATTTTTGATGATATGCTTAATTCCAAAAAATTTCAAGGTAATGAAATGGTATATCTTCCAGTTGATTGTAATTTTGAAACATATGATTTTAAAAATCATGAAAATGCGCAAAAGGAGATAGATGATATTATTAGTACTCATAAGTTCCCCCATAACGTTGAATGGGTAAAAAACAATCCCAATGACTATAATAGTGACGAAACCTTTGAACAATATATGACGTATCGATTCCTTCCCAGAGAAGCATCCGTTCTCGAACTTGGAGGTAATATTGGGCGCAACAGTATGCTTATCTCGTCAATTCTTACAAAGCCTGAAAAACACGTTGTTTTAGAAAGTTATAGTGAAATTGCTGATTGTTTAAAGAAAAATAGAGATGAAAATAGCAAACGTTTTCATGTTGAAGATGCTGCTTTATCTAAAAGAAAACTTCTTCAAAAAGAAAACAGTTGGACCACTATTCCTTCTGACCGATTAATAGAAGGTTACAAGAAAGTTAGAAATGTAACTAAATCTGATTTAGAACAAAAATACGATATAAAATTCGATGCCCTTGTTGCTGATTGTGAAGGTGCTTTATATGAAATTTTACAAGATGACTCAAGTGTTCTTGATAATATCAAGACAGTTATTGTTGAAAATGACTACTTTAACGAGGAAAAACTCCGATTTGTAAACGACCAATATTCACAGAAAGGATTTAAACGTGTTTATGTTGCAAGACACCCACAAGTATCTATGCCACCCAATCAATACTTTTTTGAGGTTTGGATGCGTTAAATAAAAATTAATATTAATTTAAAACGAATTTGTTAATATTAATTATTGATAACATGAAAGTTTATCTTATTGGACACAAAGGTTGGATTGGACAGAAATATCTCAAAGAGTTTAAAAAACAAGGCATTGAGTTTTGTTATTCAGATTATCGCGCAGAAAGTGTTGATCTTAAATTAGACATAATGTCAAAAAAAGCAAC